CCGCATCGAAGGCGATATTCGTAGCGCTGACGAAGCAATCCAGGTTGCAAGTCGCAACGAGGAGCGCCAAGCACAGGCGGCAGAAGCCTCTCGTGAATTTGTACCCACCGTTGAGTCGCGTGATGACGCAGAAATTTTCCGCGCCCTTTCGCGTGGCGAAATTCGTTCACACGAGTTTATGCACAACGCTGAAAAGCGCGCCACCCTTGTTGGTTCCGCCAACACGGTTCCCGTTGACTTCCTGAGCCAGGTTTACCTGCTCGCCCGTCAAGTTGGACCCATGCTCGATGTTGCTGATGTTATCCAGCGTTCGTCTGGCAATGACCTCCGCATCCCTACCATGACCGCTTACTCTACTGCCGCTCAGGTAGCAGAGGGTGGAGCAATCAGCGACTCGGAGCCAACCTTCAGTTCTGTTTTGCTTCAGCCTTACAAGCAGGCTTTCATCGTGAAAATTGCGAACGAACTGCTTGACGATGCCGGATTCAACATCCAGGCAACGATTGCTGAGCAGGCTGGTAACGCAATTGGTACCCAGGTTAACTCTCTCGCTACCGTTGGTACGGGTTCGAGTGAAACCGAGGGTGTAGTTGTTGCTTCCGGGCTTGGTGTAACTGCCGCCTCTGCAACCGCTATCACTGCTGATGAACTCATCGAGTTGGCTTACTCCACCGATGGTGCTGTTCGCCGTATGCCTGGTGTTGGTTTCATGGCTAACGGAAGCACGATTGCCGCTATCCGGAAACTTAAGGATGGCAGCGGGGCATACATTTATGACCCACAGGTTGGCGGACCTGACCGTCTGCTCGGCTACGACATCACGGAAAACCCAGCGATGGAAGATATTGCCACCGCTGAGAAGACTGTGTTGTTTGGTCACTTCCCAAGTTACAAGTTGGTGACGACAGGACTTGAGGTTGCTACTTCAAGCGATGCTTACTTCGCCAACGATGTCACCGCGTACCGTTTCGTTTACCGTTTCGATGGCAAACTGACTCACGCTGGTCACGTCAAGCACTTGGTTCAGGCATAACCTGACCCACAAAGGTTGCCCCCCCGGTTGTAGGTTCCGGGGGGGTTTCCTTTTGCCCGGCTGAGGTATTACTCAGATTCCTCTAGTTTTTCGGCACAGTCAATGCAGAGGGGTTCCATAGGTTCTATTCCGTCTGGGCTGATTGTGTAAACTATTTGGCTTATGTAACCACAACCGGCACACCAGTCATAGTTATCGTCTGATGGAATGTATGCGATTGGGTGGTGGATTTTCATTTTGGCTTCCCCTAGTCGTTGGCGTGTTCGGCTACGAACCAGTCAAGGTCAATTAGTGACTTGGTGACTTCTTCAGATAGCCAGGGGTATCCGTCAGGGGTGTTGCTTTGTGCCATGCCGGATGCAATGATGAAATCGCTGTAGGTGGGTTTACTTGACTTCCTGGCGTAGGTGACCAGGGTGTTGTAGAGTTCTTGGTCGTTGTCGAGCCAGAGTTTGATGTTTCTAATGTTGTCCATTTTGGTTTCCCTTCGTTTGTTTGGTTGGCTATCGTGCTGAGTCAATGTGGTGGTGGGTAATCTGGATGTATCGGCTGTCGCGAGCCTCACCGGGGAACCAGACATCGTTGGGGTTTTCCAAGCGGTACACCCGAGCATAAAGAGCATCGTAAATGTCGTTTGCGTGGTTGAACGCCTGGTCTTCTGCCGCCTGGTTGAACCGATTAGCAAGTTCTTCGAGAGACTTGGTGCAGAGAATTTGGTGGTAGTTTGGGGTGTTTGTTTTGGTGGTCATTTTGGTTTCCTTTCGTTTGGTTGTTATTAGTACTATAATAAATTGTCAGACAAAAGTCAACCTATGCTAGAAAAAAATTAGAAAAGTTTTTGCACCCCAAACCAATACCCACGTCAGGTAAACTAGAACAGGAAAGGCTTACACATGACTGTAACCAACGGCTACGCATCCCTTGCGGATGTAAAGGCGGCACTTCGTATCACCGACACAGTAGACGACACGCTGATAGAGATTGCTATCGAGTCTGCTAGCCGAGAGATTGACGGATATTGCGAACGAGTATTTTACGACTTCGGAACATCAACAAGATTGTTTCTCCCAACCGACAACTTCCTGGTTCAGATTGACGACCTTCAAAGCATCTCCGCGCTCAAAACAGACTCTAACGGCAACGGAACTTTTGATGTCACCTGGGCATCAGACGACTACCAACTAGAACCGCTCAACGGTTTCGTGTCAGGGCTGGAACAGCCGTACACAAGAATTAGGGCTGTTGGCAGTTACCTATTCCCGGTGTTTGATGTTTTGAATTCAAACTATTACGAGGCTTCAATTCAGATTACCGGCGACTGGGGTTTTGCTTCTGTTCCCACAGCGGTTCGGCAGGCCTGCATCCTGTCTTCCATGCGCCAGTTCAAGCGATACGATGCACCACTTGGGATTGCTGGCTTTGGTGACTTCGGACCCATGCGCGTTTCGCGGATTGACCCCGACATTGAGCAGATGCTTTCACCCTGGCGCAGATTGCAGATGGCATGAGCATCCAGTCTATTCGTTCTGGTATTGCCACAAACCTGGGAACCATTAGTGGTCTTCGAACATCCGTTGATGTTCCCGACCAGATAAATGTTCCGATGGCGGTTGTCCAGTTGGACAATATTAGTTATGACCAAGCATATGGTGGAGGTCTGACACAGTACAACTTTACTGTCACGCTTTTTGTGAGTCGGGCTTCTGACAGGACCGCACAAAGAAAACTTGACGATTATGCTTTCACAACTGATGGTGTCAAGACCGCTATCGAGTCCGATAAAACATTAGGCGGAAATGCTTTTGATGTCCGTGTCGTGGATATGAGCAACATTGGTACTGTATCATTAGGTGAAGTCAGTTATTTGTCTGCTGACTTTTCGATAAATGTTTTTGCAGAATAGGAGCAAACGTGTCTAAGTTTGTGGCAACTGATTACGAGATTACGATTGGCGGAACGGACTTCACTTCGTCCCTGGCATCGGTCTCACTTGACATTGAGGTAGACGAACAGGAAACAACTCCTTTCGGCTCGACTTACCGGACCCGTATCGGTGGTCTGCGTAACGCCTCAGCAACTTTCGACTTCCACCAGGACTTTGCAACTGGTTCGGTTGACGAAACTTTATTCGATGCTTTGGGTTCTAATGTGGCTGTGACTATCAAGCCAACATCTGCCGCTGTTAGTGCCACTAACCCCTCGTATGGCTTCAACTGTCTTGTTGTCCAGACTCAGCCTTTTGCTAACTCTGTCGGCGACCTGGCAACGATGTCGGTTACCTGGCCTGTTGATGGCGCTATTACTCGGACAACTGCTTAGGCAATAATGAACTTTAACCTACAAGTTGTTTACTCTGACGGCACGACTAGAGATGTTCTTGGCAAGGCTATTGACATTGTTGCGTTCGAACAAAAGTTCGATATTTCGATGGCTAACTTGCAGAACAATGTCAAGTTGACTCACCTCATGTATCTGGCATGGCACGTTGAAAAACGAACCGGCAATACGAAAGACGACTTCGAGAAGTGGTTGGAGTATGTCGAGATGGTTCAGGCGGCTGAAGCAAAAAAATAGTTGGTCTCGGCGACCAATCTATGCATTGGTTGATTGCTTCGCTTGCGTGCGAGACGGGTATTGGTCCTAACGAGTTGATGTCGTTAGAGCCGAGGATGTTGTGGACAATGAATCGCTATTTGGTTTATCGTTCGCAAAAGGAGCAACAGGCGCAACGAAGGCGGTAAACTGGAAGCGTAAGGAGTTGCTTTGTCTAATCAGATTATGCCTGGTCAAGAGGCTGTGTCGCTTAGGGTTGATATTCCTCGCGCAACCATTACTCGTGTCCAGCGTGAGTTGAATCGGCTTCCGGTGGAGGTCAAGAAGGCTTTGGCTAAAGATTTACGTGGGGCTTTACAGGGTCCTGCGTCTAGGATTGTTGCCGACTTCCCATCAGCACCGATGTCTGGGATGGTCCCTAGGTGGGGTAATGTCAAGGCTTCTATTCGCACTAACCCTACTGCGGCGGATGGTAGGGCGATTGCGGTTATCGGTATTGCTGGCGAGACTAAAAACTTCAACAGGCTGGTTGCAATTACCGAGCGGGCTGGTTCTCGGACACCAGGTTTGACCCCTTATGGTCGCAAGATGACCTCTGTGCTTCAAGGCAGGTACCCACTTGTCGGCAAGGGTGGTCGTTTTATCTGGAAGTCTTGGCTGAAGCATCGCCCTGTTGCTGTTGGTGGGGCAATAAAAATTCTGAACGATTTTGTTTTGCAATATAACCGGAGGGGTCTGTAATGGTAAAACCCATTGTTCTACCTATTACATATAAGTCTGACCCCAGGGGTTTGCGAAACGCCGAGGCTCAACTAAAAGGCTTTGCTAGTGGTGTAGGCAAGGTTGCCGCCGGTGCTGTTGCCGCTGTTGGAATTATCGGTGCTGTTTCCGTGAAGGCATTTGCTGACTTTGATTCGGCAATGAATCAGTCGCTCGCCATTATGGGTAATGTTTCTGACGTTTTGCGGAACGATATGTCAGATGCGGCTCGTGAGGTTGCCAAGACAACAACCTTCTCGGCAGGACAAGCGGCTGAGTCTTACTTCTTCCTGGCATCTGCCGGTTTGTCGGCTGAGGCATCCATCAAGGCTTTGCCGATGGTTGCAAAGTTTGCTCAAGCCGGAATGTTCGACATGGCTCTTGCCACCGACTTGCTTACTGATGCCCAGTCTGCTTTGGGTTTGAGTAGCGATGATACCGCAGAGAACATGGAAAACATGGCTCGCGTGTCAGATGTTTTGGTAAAAGCCAACACTTTGGCAAACGCTTCTGTAGAGCAGTTCTCTACGGCGTTGACAACTAAAGCCGGTGCCTCGCTCAAAATTTTGAACAAAGACGTAGAGGAAGGTGTTGCTGTTCTTGCGGCTCTTGCCGACCAGGGCATCAAGGCAGAAGATGCAGGTAATAACCTGTCTATGGCTTTACGCGACCTGACAACAAAAGGTATTAAGAATGCTGATGTTTTTCGTGAGATGGGGGTTGGTGTTTTTGATGCCCAGGGCAATATGCGAAATATGGCAGATATTATTGCCGACCTTGAAGGGGCTTTGGCTGGGGCTTCTGACGAAACCGCTAAAGCAACTTTGCTTCAGTTGGGTTTCTCCGATAGGTCGCTGGGTGTCATTCAGGCTTTGTTGGGTCAGTCTGACGCTATACGCGATTATGAAGCGGCTTTGCGCGATGCTGGTGGGACAACTGATGAGGTTGCCGGTAAGCAATTAGAGACGTTGAGCGCACAGTTGGGGCTTCTGAAAGACGAGATTGTTGACGTTGGTATCGAGTTGGGTTCACATCTTGCACCAGCGTTCGGTGGGCTTCTCACCGCTATAAAGCCGGTTATCAAGCAGGTTGGCGCACAACTTATTCTTTCATTTCAGTTGCTCATTCCTGTGATTCAGCAGTTGTTTGAGTTCTTGCCTCGGCTGATTGGTGCCTTGATACCGCTCATTCCGGCAATGATTAGTATTGCGGCTTTGTTTTTCCAGATGGCAGAGCAACTACTCCCGCTTTTTATTACCGTACTGGGCATATTCCTACCCATGCTGGTTGCGTTGACTGACTTCTTGGCAAGCAACTCGGAGGTTATGACGGCACTTGTTGTCGGTGTTGTTGCGGCTACTATTGCGGTGAGGGCTTGGAACTTTGCTGTTATTGCGGGTCAACTTGCTGTGAAACTTTTCAACACAGTTATTAGGGCAAACCCCTTGGGGGCTTTGTTGACCGCTTTGGTTGCTGTTATTGCCGGGTTGGTTTACTTTTTTACCCAGACAGAAATTGGTCGTAAGGCTTGGGCGGTATTTACCGAGTTTGTTGTAACAACGGCAACGGCTATTGGTGACTGGTTTGCGTATGTGTTCGGTGAGTGGCTTCCTGGTCTTTGGTCTGGTTTTGTTCAGTTCCTAAGCGACGGGTGGATCGGGTTCAAAGATGGCTTCTTTACCGCTTTGGAAGCAATTGGTAACTTTTTCAAGTCAATGGTGAATGGTTACATTTCTATGTGGGAAAACTTTGTGAACTTTTTTATTCGTGGCATCAACACAATTATTTCTGGCATAAACAGACTGAGTTTTACTATCCCGTCTATCGGTGATTTGCCTTCGCTAACAGTAGGTTTTAGTCTTCCCACCATTCCTAACCTAAGTTTGCCAAGATTGGCTGAGGGCGGGATTGTGAAACGTCAACCTGGCGGGATTATTGCCAACATTGGTGAGGGTCGCTATGACGAGGCTGTTGTCCCGTTGAAGCCAGGCATGAAAATGGGTTCGACCTACAACATTACGGTGAACGCTGGCATGGGTTCTGACGGCAAGCGTATTGGTGAGCAGATTATTCAGGAAATAAAACGTTTTGAGCGCCAGTCCGGTCCGGTCTTTGCGAGGGCGTAATGGCAACCGTAGTTGAGTTTGAGGTTGCCGAGGGGTTTATTCTTGATGACCCTATCGCTGGGGTTCTGGACAACATTGTGTACACTTTGGGCGGTGAAGCGTACGCCGACATCACATCCAGCATGATTGAGTTGTCTCTGGCTCGTGGCAAGTCGCGCGACCTGGATAGGTTCTCGTCTGGTTCGCTTTCCGTCACCTTGAATAATGAAACAAGGTTGTTTGACCCCAACTATGTCCCTGGAACCTACTATGGGCAGATTGTTCCCCGCCGAAAGGTGCGGGTAACGACTGATGGGGTCCGTCAGTTCACGGGCGTAATTGACGACTGGAACTTTGGGTATGACCCTGGCGGTAATTCCAAAGCCGAGATTGCAGCAACAGACAACTTCACACTTTTGGCACGCCAGCAGGTAAGCGGTACTGGCACCCCAGAAGCCACAGGTGCCCGCGTGAGCGCTGTTCTGGACCAGGTGGGGGTATCATGGCCTTTGGCTGATAGAGACATCTCAGCGGGCGTTTCTGAACTTGGGGCAGATGTTATTTCCGGCAACGCTTTAGAGTATTTGCAGGCTGTCGAAACCTCAGAACAAGGTTCGCTGTTCATTGCCAAAAATGGCGACCTAACTTTCCTTGACCGGAACGATGCAACACCAAGAAGTTCTGGGTTGGTTACTTTCGCCGATGACGGAACCGCAATACCATACACATCGGTAACGGTGAACTATGGTACCGAGTTGCTTGTGAACTCTGTGACAGTCACCTCTGATGCGGGTAGCGCTACGGCAGATAACAGCAGGTCACAAATAGCATACGGGATTATTGCCGAGGAACTCACAACCCTTGTTGACACTACGGAACAACTTGGCAACCTTGCTGACTTTATTGTTTCTAAATATGCCGACCCAGAGTATCGCTTCGATAGTGTTACCATGAACCTCGATACGATGTCTGCTTTGGAGAAGTCAGATGTTCTCGGCTTAGAACTTGGCGATATTGTGCTGATAAAGTTCACCCCAAACAATGTTGGTGATGCTATCGAGCAGTATGGTGAGGTAATAAAACTTGACCACAACATACAAAAAATTCGTCACGATGTTACTATTGGACTCGCGGCACTTGACTGGACATTCTTGGTGCTTGACGACACATTGTTCGGTACAATGGGTAATAACTACTTAGGCTTCTAGGAGTAACATGGCTGGCGCGGGCTTCAAAGACTTTCAGGCGGGTGAGGTTCTCACCGCTGTAGAGGTGGACACTTACCTGATGCAACAGAGCATTATGGTGTTTGCTAACGCGACTGCCAGGGATGCAGCTATTACCTCGCCTGCTGAGGGGTATCACTGTTTCTT